TGGGTTTTCGTCGGAATAAGGAGCGTGCTTTCCGACCTCAACCAAATGGTAATTACAGGCAAGTGCAAGTCTTTCCCAAAACTCCTCAGTAAAAAATGAAACACCATGCCCCGGGTAAGTTCCGGTTTTTGGATTGGCATGAATCATTATGCCGCCATTTTTAGTCCAGTTGTGGCAATTCAGCAACGCATTGTATAAATCTGAAACGTGCTCAACCGTTCCAAAATCTGTCAATAAATCTGCCTGAAAAACCTGATCAGATTCCTGGCTCAAATCGATTGGAATAGCCCGGTTTTTTCCGTGAATGTCTATGGTTTTAATTTTTAAGCCGTGTCGTCGGTAATACTCATCTGAGCGCATGAATTGAGTTTCTTGCCCAATATCCATGAGTTGATCGCCAAGCTCGAGAATGTTTTCTAATGGAGCTGCAAAGCGTAAAAAAAGGGTATGTGTGTGCGAATGGATCATGTTGTAAAAGTAGTTACATTCCACGCATTGTAAAAAGAACTGATTCCTGCATTACCGGGGAATAGTAGCAGCTATATTCGCCTGGCGCATGAATATTGCATCCCAATTGGTTCAAAATAATACTGGCGGCACTTTGGTCCTGGCGGTGGTGCAAAAAACGTGGATCTGAACTTTGGCCATCGTGAAACCTTGAGCCATGAAATACTCCGTCTTTTGAGCTTTGGATAAAGCGTTCAATGAACTCCTTTCCAATCGGATTTGTAATATTTACGCCAAACATAGAAGTGCTGGCAACTGGCATTTTTTCGGCTTCATCTCTGGATGTACCGAAATATTCCAGGCACTTATCCGAACATTCCTGAGCACAGTTATATCCGTTCGACCAGAAATAATATCCAAATTCATTGATAATATCAAAGATTGGATTTGGGTCTTTAACTGCCCAAACACTTGAATCCAGCCATAAAATATGAGTGTATCCCTGTTGAATCGCTTCTTCAAATGCTGCAGCTTTTACATTGTAATTACAGCCTTTATCAAAGTTATCGTTTGGCCAATCTGTCCAAGTCAAAATATCCCAATTGAACCCGTGAAATAACAAGCTGCCATGTAGCCTTTGCTGCCCTTTGGGGTACCAACTGCCTATTGCAGCGTTAATAATACAAGCCTTAACGTTTGATTCCATATTTTTTGTTATGAGGGGCGAATTTGTAACGGTAGAAGTAAAGGACCTCTGAAATGTAGGTTTCTTTTTTGATTAAACCGGAGTGTTTTAGTCGAATGGAAAAGTCGTGATCTTCGCCATATCGCAAGTCTTTGTAACCAACCTGCAAGCAAATTGACCTTTTAATTGGCACTTTTGGGTATGGAGTTCTGATATAATCAAACCCAAATTTTTTTTCGCACCATTGCGGATAATTGATTGAAACCGATTCGGTTCGGCCTGGGGTTCCTGAGCACTCGATTTCGTGTCCAATGTAATCAGGATTTTCCTCTAAAGCTTTTAAAATCTTTTGAACATAATTATCGGGAACCCAATCGTCGGAATCAATCTGAACCACATATTCACCAGTTGCCCTTTCAATCATTCTTTGCCGTTTTGCGCCTACGGATACCTCTTTATTATCCATATCAACCAAAACCTCTGCTTCTTCATCAAATTGGCCGATTAAGACCTGAGTTTGAATGTGGTTATAAAGCTTATCCGTAATTGCCTTTCGGTCAATGGTAGAAGGAATCAGTATTGATAGTTTCATTTCGGAAAGCCTTGTTTTTGTCGCTTTAAAAAGTTTCTGTGGTCAATGGAATGAACCAGTCTTGATTCGGTTTTCCGATACAGTGAATCAACCGGAGCCTTTCCATAAGCCGGGTGTAGATGTTCAAAAATCGGTTCGGCTATAAATCTATAGCATCCTCGACTTTTCGCAACATCCTGGCTTTCATTGTCGGCCCAAACCGATACATAAGATGTATGGTAAATGTATCCGTCTCTCTCAAAGTAATTCCGACCAATTATTGACAGCGTGCAAAGCGCATCGATAGGATTGTGGTTGGTATCTCTAAAGTGTAAATAGAGATCCGTATCCGACAAATAGAACTGATTCCGGATAATTTCATCAAACCCTTTCACGGTAAAAACCTGATCGTCGGAGACATTCACAAGAACATCCCAAACCCGGTACCTTTCAACATCTCGATTGATAGCCGCAATTTTATTCTTTGACCTGCCATAAAAAACGCTCAACTCCAATCCAAAATTATTGCCAAGCCAACTTTTGAACGCTGGATTATTAACCGTTAAATCGTTTTCGTCCAGTGTTACGCAAATCAAATAATCTGGATTTGTTGCCATTGCCTGAATATTCAAAAGCGTTCGTTTTAGATTTTCCGGCCTTGAACGTGAGGTAACTTTATAAAGGATTTTCATCAGTTTTTCAATTGTCTTTGTTCAAAAAAGTCTTTGTGTTCCGGGAAATTGGCGGTAAAAAGTCTGGAATACATGGATGAATAGTTGTTGTTGATTTTGAAGTCATTACCGCCTCTGAGTGCTGTATTGAATCGAATGGAATGCAATATCGCATCGGCACTGAAATGCTTTCTGCCAACCTTAATAAGCGCAAATGTAGCCTCTTTGAATGATTCCCATATTTCCGGGTTTTCAGCATGGTAGCGTTCAAATTTGACCTGTTTGGGATCGGGAGTGAATAGATTAAGTTGGCTCATGCGGAAATTCTAATTAAAGATTCATTCATTGCCTTTTTTGCGTGTTTGTCACACCAATCGTTCACCCATTGCCGGGCCGTATCCGTCCCTTCGTGGGCTTTTACGTGGCGAAGCTCAACTCTATTGAGCATATCTGGCCGATAATCCATTATAACTTTTCTAAGGCATTTAATTAGCGGCTTCCATCTATTTTTCGCCTTGTATCCCAGTCCATTCCATCCATGATACGCATTCACAGAAATAAGACTATCGGTGTTTATAATTATCCGGCTTATCCTTTTCATTCCGGGCTGAGTCAAAACCATAAAAAGAGCATTAATTATGCATTTCATTTCGGCCTCTGTGCTATCCAAAACTTCGCCTTTAAATGATCCGTATTTGCAAATTTTCCAATCATTACAAACCGCCCAAAAAGCGTATGTTCCTATTTTTGCCTTTAGATTGAACGATGCATCGGTATTAATTGTGACCAACATAACCTTACCCGTTTACGTGCCTCCCATTTCCACCAATGTGCCTTACATAGCCTTCCAAAAGCGTTGCAGCTCGAAAACCATGCTTTTTGTAAACCTGGCCGATTTCAATTTCGGACTTCAACGGATTTTTAGGATCGAAAGTTGTTACGCCTGAATATCCATTTGGGAAAAGATTTTGATAATCGGAAAGTCGTCTTAAGCCAGGGTTTAGCGAAAAACCGCTCCATTTGTTCATGTACTCAGCACTCAACATCTGGTATCTGGTTCGATCTTTGGTCATTTTTGGAACCCCAACACACCGGTGTCCATTTCGATCATTTGGCGCACGTAACCAGACCTGCATAATTTTTGGATTTTCTTCCAGGATTGACATTGACTTAGAAACAAATCCGGTTCTGAAAGTTTCAAAATCGTCTTCCATGTGGTAGATATAAGGCGTTTGAACATTCTGATATAAAATATCAATGGCCCTTATTTGGCCGTTCTTTCCAGACTTATTTGTAAATATTGAAAATGGAACGCCACGATCATTTACCACACGCATAATATCAACTATTTTTTGATAATCAACATCCGAAAGAGGAAACGAATCTTCGTAAATAAAAAAGGCTTTTGGTCTTGGCCCATCCCAAAATTGAATCAAACTTTTAACGGTGCGCTCTAGCAAGTCAAATCGACCGCAGCTTGTAATGCAGACTGTTATTTGGTTTTCCATTAAAATAAAGCTAGTTGGGTGGATTTGTCTTCCTTGAATCTGGTTTTCGAATCTTTCATATTCAGCCCCATTTGCTTAAAATAGCTGTCTTTCAGTTCAATTCCTTTTGCTTTTCTTCCCATTGAAACAGGCGAATAAACCTCGCTGCCAACTCCGGCAAATGGTGTTAAAACAACTTCACCGGGATTTGAATACAATTCTACCAACCGATCAATTACATCTAACTGCAATGGATGTACGTGCTTTTCGTCGTCCTCTTCTTTCGAATCTTTGAACGGCAAAACATTATCAATTCGAATGTCATCCCAAACACTTGAGGCATACCTTTGCCAAATGTAATGGCTTAGCTTATTTGACTTAGGATCTGTGTGGTCATCAAACTTTGATTTTAGGTGTTCCCAAAGTTCGTCCTCATTTATATTGGTTTCGTTGGCGTTATTCCATGCCCTTAAAATGTTTGGCAATATTGGAACCTCCCCGGCGTAGTATTTTAGGCCCATTGGATGAGAAACGGGAATTTGGTTTTCGCCCTTCTTCGTGAACACCAATACATAGTCAGGCATTGCGGTAAAACACTTGGTCGAATCTTCGACTATAAATTTGTGCATCAGACTTTGAACCATTGTTCGCATTCTTACTTTCAAAGGTTCTTTCCAAATTGTGATACGGTTCCTGTATTCAAAACCGTGTCTTTCATGGATTCGAATAATCTCATTTGGGAAATCCCAAAGTCGGCAAGTATTGTCAAAAACATCGGTACAATGAACCGCATTAATTCGACCCGGCTTGGTTACCCGAGAAAGTTCTCCAACAAGAAAATCGTATTGCTCAAGGAACTGTTCTTTTGATTCGCAATTACTGAAATCGTGTTCAGAGCTGGAGTAGTTATAAAGCCCCGCAAATGGTGGAGAATAAATTACTAGATCAATACTTTCATCTTGAAATGTTGGCAATACTTCCATGCAATCCCCGTTATAGATTGCGTAATCTTCTGTAACTATCTGATCTTTTACCATGGTGTTTGAATGATTTGTTTGTTGAATTCTTTTGTTTTGTTTTCAAAATTCCGGTTTACATTTTGAACCAGGTTTTTATGAAGTTCGATTGCCTTTTTTGTTTTTTGCTCAATTGCCTGCAAAACCCTAGTTTGACCATCTGAAATTACAGCATCAATGGTTACTGGCCTTGTTTGCCCAAATCTCCAAAACCTTCTGATTAATTGGTACCATTGTTCGTAAGACCATGTTGGAAATACGACTGAATGATTGCAGTGTTGCCAGTTTAGTCCCATTGAAGTCATTTTTGCCTTGGTTATTAACCTGGTAATTTCGCCATTGGCAAAAGCCAAAAGAATTTCTTCTTTTTTGTCAATTGACTGGCTACCAATAATTTCAACAGCATCCTTATCCAGTGATTTTAAAATCCGGCTTTCTTCATTTGTATTGCACCAATAAACAGATGTCTTGCCAGATGCCAGTTCAATCGCTTTTTCACATCGCTTTTCTTCCGTTTGTTTTTGTTCATGCCTGACTTCGGTCATTGACTTTGCAATAGGGGTAAAAATATTGATCTGTCCATTTACATCAGTCAAAGATTGATTCTTTACTACGTTGTGATTTATTACCAATTCCGGCAGATTATATCGGTCATTTGAGAATCCAAGGTCGGATGGCATTTTAACCATTATTGCCCACTGGTTTACCCATGCAAAAAAGTCCTTTTCTGCGTGTGGTTTTAGGTAAAACTTTTCGCCAATATTCCGGTTGTTTGAATCTACGGAGTTTTGATTGTTCTTAAAAAACTTTGAAAGCATATCCATATAACCCATATAACCCAAAGCCTCGCTACTTGTACCAAGTTCAATAAAATCATTTGGCGATGGTGTAGCGGTCGATAAAAATCTAAATGGAACTTTTTTTATAAAGCTTGTTATCTCATTTTTAATAGCACCGTTAAAATTCTTTAAAATAGAACTCTCATCAAGGATAACGCACTCGAAATCATTGCTATCAAAATAATGTAATCTCTCATAGTTACAAATTACAATCTTTTTGGTAAACTTCCCATCTTTTGAATACTCAATGTCAGAAATGCCAATCTTTTCAGCCTCTAAAATAAACTGAAACGCAACCGCTAATGGCGTTAATATTAATACCTTTCTATTGGTCTTTTCTGCAATATTTTGAGCTATAGAAAGCTGAATAAGCGTCTTCCCTAGTCCAGTGTCTAAAAATGTGGCTATACGTCCTTTTCTAACCGCTTTTTCAATTACATATTTCTGAAAATCAAAAGCTATTTCAGGAATAAACACAGGGTCAAACCCAAAATCTCCGATAGAATGTCTTTTGCGCTGTAAAAAATCCTGGTATGTTAATTTATTTTCCATTTTGATACGGCATTAACAAATTAACATCAGCAACCACAGACCTTTTATAGTCTCCAAAAGCGCAAACCAAAACAGTTGTTTCGGAGGTATACGCTAAAACAACAACATCACAGTTTTGCGCTATAATATTGGCTCTTTTCTTATCAAAAAGGGTGTCTGCCATTTTTACGACAGAATAAAGCGGGATCTTAGTAGCCATGAATCAAATGTGGGATTATTGCGTAAATGAGTAAGAGCAAAAACACGATGGTAAAAAATAGCCATGATGTAAAATTCATTTCCGGTTCTTCTTTATTCGGATTCATTGGAGATTTCGATTATTTTGTGGGCTAACTCAACATCCGAAAATTCTTCGGAAATAAACATTATTGAGAACTTGTCGCCATTGATAAAAAAAGCAAACAAGTTTGTATTTGAAATGCGCCTCCAGCCTTTTGTTACCATAGACTGAGGCAAATCCCTATACCTAAAATCAACCTTGCTAATATTCGGATTCTGTTCCGTAATCAGCTTAACATGGTGCTCAGCTTCTGTTTTTTTGTCTTGAAAGAATGATTCCATTTTTTTCTGTTATTTTGTTTTGTACGACAAAGCTACAAATACTTTTTAGAGTAGCAACAAAAAATAATAAAAATGCCAAATTATACTTCAACGGCTCAACTTGTTCAGGTCCAGTTAGCTAATCTACAGGCTCTTATGAATCCCGAAAAGGTGCTACGAACTGCTGTAGTTACAATGGTTCCGGAGATGAAAAATCGGATACAGCAAGACGGAAAAAAATCAGATGGCACCAAAATCACTACTCCAGCTACTCAGCGATTTGGCGCATACTCAAAGCAATACGGAAAAAAACGGTCTAAATTTGGAAGGCAAACCGGCCATATTGACCTGACTTTCAATAACGACATGATGAGGGATTTAAAGCCAGGTCCGACTGGTCCAAGTTCGTATGGTATCGGGTTTCTTTCCGATGAACAAAGAACGATCGGAAATTACAACGAGAAAACCTTTGGACCAATTTTCGACCCAACCGACCAGGAGCTTAAGCAGAGCCTGGTAACCATCAACAAAGCCATTCAACAAATCGCATCGAAATAATGATTCAGCAAATTTCAAAGGCAATATCCAATTACTTTCCAAATTCAAAATGTTACGGTGAAGCCCATTTGGTTATAACCGAAAACCAGGGTGCAAACTATGTTTCAATCAAAGATTCTTTGCCGTGCTCAGTAGATGACAATTTTGATTTTGTGTATTTCTTTGTTCGGGAAAACGCAACTCCAACCACGACCAATGGCAGGGGACTGAGCCAAAAACTTTCAAGAAATGTTACCTTTCGATTGGTGGTAAATGCGAAGGCGGAAGCAATAGAATACAATCTTAGTTTCTTGCTTAATTCAATTGCAGACATAGAATTGGGAGATACCAACTACTCAACAAAGTCAATCGCACAGACCTATTTCGGATTAACTGAACACAACTTCGAGACTTACTTTTTCACAATCGGGTTCAACACGCAGGAGGTCATTGATTGCCTTGATTGCTAACGTGCCCAAAGGTTTGGTCGTAGATTTCAATCAGCTTTTGGTTGCCTAACTTCCTGGCTTCTGCAATCAAATCCTTTTTTACCCGGTTTACCAGGTATTTATGGAAATCCATGTTTTCAAATTTTTCGAAAGGGTATAAAACCATTTTTTCGCCATCCATGTTGTTTTCAAGCCATTGGCGAATAAGTTTAACCCCGTTTCTTTTGTCCCGGGCCAGGCGAATGAAACTTGGTATCTGAGTTTCATCGTTCAGCATGGTAACAAGCAACACCCGGAATTTGGGAATAAATAGATCCGTGTCAATTACTGCCATTTGAACCATTTGGTCGTATACCTTGACAAACCAACCCGAAAAATCAAATCCCATTTTGTTGCCAGAAAGTTCGCCAGAAAGGTATTTGACAAACATTTCACGCCTGGCAAGCTTGTTCTTAAGATCATTTCCAGAACCTAGCTGGTGAGATACGGGCGCAACTTTGGCAAATGCTGGTTCGTGGTGTTTTGGCTTATAGGTCGTAACGTAAAATTCGTAAGATCGGACAATGTTCTGAACGCTGACAACTGACAACTGATTTTCAAACCGAATGATGCCCTTTCCGAATAGCCTGATCGCTTCAAGAACATCGGAATGAAGAAAACCACGTCGAACCAAAATGATGCCCTCTACAATGCTTTTTGCGGTCTGCACGTCTGCATTTGGGTCGCTCTGGTTGTTTGAAAGGCCAAAATCAATTCGTGCCTGAGCAATCGCCTTTCCGATTTCAATCAGCTTTTTAGCGTTTTCGATTTTTTGTTCAGCCGTTAATTCCATGTTGGATACTGGTTTGAGGATTTTCTAAAGCGTTCAACATTTGATCAAAAATTTCAATGTTTTTGTGGTTTTGGGAAACGGGAGCCGGGGTAGCCGGTAAATTTGGGAAAATAAGATTTTGCAAAGTGGCATCCCATTGAACAAGTGCCAGCTTCCAATTTTTCATTTTGTTTTTCCCAACTTTCCAGCCGTTGTTTTCGTAATGGCTCCAAAACTTTTTGGAAAAGGTTTTTATCCCTTCAAATGAACCGCCAGGGTATTTTGAAATTAAATAGGATTCAATTTCCGATATCGGAGGCTTTTTAAATTCTTTGACCGGTCCTGTATTTACCTCTACTGTTTCCATTACCTCTACTGTTTCCTTTACTGTTACTGTTACATAAGACCCTTCAAAGGGCCTTTCAAGCACCTTTAAATTTTCATCTATTAACCCATATTTTTTTAACTCTTTTATAAAGTTTGAATGTGCTGGATTTTTTAAAGAAAGCCCTGTAGGATACTGGTGCTCAATAAAATCGGGGAAAAAATAGCGACCATTTTTTAAATCAATAAACTTTCCGGCAAACGCCTTTTCAAATTCGGATTGCGAAATTTTAAAGTCGGTATAAACAGAAGAAATTTCAAAGTCCGGGGTCCAAATTCCAGAGCCATCGCAGTCGCATATAATGAAGGTGTATAGTAGCTTCAAAGGGCCTTTCAAGCCCCTTACAAAGGGGGACTTAAAAAAGGAGGTTTCGATGTACCGCTTAGCCATTTGTAAATAAATTAAGTCGTTCCCCTTCTGTAAGATCCTGCTTTGGCATTTTCTTTTTCAGACCTAATTGCTTCAGACTTTCATCAGACCAAATCTTTCTCATGTGGGTATATTGGCCTGGATTTGCCTTATAAAGAATTCGCCTGATTTCAGATTTCGGCTTGTCTGAATTGGCCTTAATTATTTCGTTAATGCGGGGTGCATAACATTGTCTCCATGTTTTTGACATAACTTTAAAACGAAAAAGCCCGAATTCCAGAGGTGCGAGGCTCCTTCATTCAGGCTTTTGTTGGTTAAAACCAATATTTTCCAGCGGCTCGCACCCCGCTACCTTTCGGCAATGCAAATCTAATCCTTTTTCAAAATAGTTTTCAAAATTGCGACATCGAATTTGGTTTGCAGATTTTGATTGTGCTGAGCTGATTTAGATTTCTTTGCCCGGGTATGCCTTTTGACAATGCGCTGCAGCACGTGAATAAGTTGCTCTGATTTGGTTGGTAGTTTCATCAGTAAGGCAGGAATATGGCGCAAAAAATCAGAAAGCCGATAACCAGGAAAAAGGACAAGATTTTGAAAAACCCGAGCGATGATTTTGTTTCCATGAGTTCGGTTTCAATCGCTTCGTTCTCTTTGTAAAGGTCTAAATAAACAGCAGTTTGGGTATCCAACTTTTTGGTGGTTTTTGACAAACTTTCTGCAAGGTCTTTGACCTGAATTTCTAGCCTGTTTCGTTCCGAACTTAACCGGACAAAATCGGTTTGGTGCTTTTCGAGTTGAGCATCTTTTTCACGGTTAAGAGTTGCGATTTCAGCCCTTAAATTGGATTCAATGCTTTTCAATACGCCTTCATTGATTTTCAAGGTATCTACCATTGATTCCAGCTTTTCGGCCTTTTCTCGCCAATATGTAGCTTTTTCACGAAACGCCCGGGCTTGCTTACGCCAATCTTCGAGGGTGTATTTTTGCGTTTTTTGCTTTGGGGAATCGGGCAACGGAGGCAATGGGTTATTTTGGTCTTTTAGATGGGTATAAACACTACCCCAAAAACCTATGCCTTCTAAACTATTAAGCCAACTAAAAGAATTGGTTAATGCGCTTGGCAAATCCTTTACATGGGTTTTTTCATATCCAAAGCAATAGTTTTTCAACGCCCTTTCCCGGTATCCGTCTGGCAGTTCTTGCAGCCATTCTTTCACTGTTTTTTTCATAATGTTTTTTTGACAAACATAAATAGTTATTTCAGAAAGTTGCAAATATTAGGACAAATAATTTTCGACTTCAAAAATTAATTCGTCTAGGCTCCAAGTAATTAGCGTTTTGTATCCCCGTTTTTTTGCGGCTTCCAAAAATGCAATTTGGTTTTCCGTTGGTGTGTTTTTGCCAACTTTTAGTTCAATTACAAACCCGCAATACCCCTTTCTGGGTTCCATTATGATGTTATCCGATACGCCAGGCTTTACGCCTTTCCGCTTTAACAAAATCCCTTCCAATGAGATTTCCTTTCCGGATTTTAAAGTGTACTTTTTGGTTTTTCTCTCATTGGCAGCATGAAACCATAAAAGCCCCTTTAAGTCAAGAAATTGCGCTACTGCAATCTGAAATTGATCTTCAGTTCCGATGTAGGGTTGAAATTTTTTTGGCCGTTCTGATTTTAAAATTTGCATAGAAAACCGGTGCATGGCTTGCAATATTAATATTTGTTGCTCTACTTTGCAACCGACAGCAATAAAGCTATGAACGAACCAACCGGAAAATCTTTGACTTTGGCAGAATATAGCCGGAAGTATGGAGTGCCAAAATATGCGATTACCAAGAACTTGGATAAATTCAATGTTGATCCCGGGTTTGACACGAAAAAGATATTTGACACAGCCGAAAACAAAGAGGTTGCCGAAACCATAAATACAACTCGACAAGTCAGGCCAAATGCGTTGGGCAAACAAAAACCACGAAAGACTTAGGGTTTAATTTTTCATTTTCTATGAATCTCGAGAAAATTAGCCTGACTTTGTTGGGCTATTTTTTTTATTCTGAAATGTTTTTGTAATTTTGTCGGGCAATGTTCGCCTCACAGCGACACGATAGATACATATTCCAGTCCAAAAGGCTGGCGTTGGGTAGAAAGCTGATAGCCGACTAATCAGCCATTGCAACATTGTGGGATAATAGTCAGATGGCAGACTGAAAGGCTCATAACCTTTTACGCATCGGTTCGAATCCGATTCCCGCAACGGAGTTTTCCTTTGATTTTTACTTTGAGAATAGCCTCAGTCATTAATTTGATTGGGGCTTTTTTATCTCATGCCCGCAAGGCTTCTTTTCTGAGCCGCTATGTATTGCGATTTTGTTATAGCGTAAAGTTCATGTTTGCAATTATAACCTCCACAAAATGAGAAGATTGTAGTTTTTGTCGTGCCAGCCATTCGACCATCCCAATTGCTCAAGTTTGCCCAACTTTCGACTTCTGACTTTTTAAAGTACCGGCCGGCCCTTGAGTCGCAAAACTTGCGTGAAGTATCTATTCTGGTTCCAACGTATAAATAGTATTGGAGGTTAAGATCATCCGAAACCACTTGGTTGTACTCCCTACTGAACACCATAACTGCATCATTGGTCGTTTGCTTAATGTAGCGATTCAAATACGCCTTTTCGGTTTCCGTGCCTCTGATAAAATCTTTTAACACCTTGTTAAGCTGAGTTCGACTTGTGTTTCCGGCAATGTTTTCTTTGAGCACTTCTGTAATTGCGGCTCCAAAATTTTCTCTGATTCCGGCACCCAAAAGAAGATCCTGGGTAACCTGAATGTTGGATTCCAGAATGGCTTTGTAAAGCTCCGACTTTGCCGAATAGCCATCAATCAGTATCGAATAGTACGAATCCGAAAGTTTCTTAAGCTCTTTAAATCCATTCAGCACCTCTTTTACGCCTTCCTGGTAAGCCACATTTGAAGTAATGGTTGCGACAATTTGACTTTTCAAAGATCGAAGCTTTTGCAAATTTTCTACCCGCTTTTTTGGGTCAAAATCAATGCTGTCTGCAATCTCAATTACTTGGTCTGAAAGGGTTTTGAAAATCAATGGCAATTTGCCGTCGAGGTCCGTAATTAGCTTGTCCTGTAGGGCCTGAATAGATTTGATAATTGCCAGTTGCTCATCGGTAATCATTTGCCAAAGATATTATTTCTTTTTGTTTTTTTATTTCAAATTGTTGCGTAGATTTGCAGGAACAAAAAACAAATCAAAAAAATGACACACGACGAACTTTTTATGATTGCCTTCCAGGCGCACGTAGCCACAGGCAAAAGCGAAATTGTTATAGTGCTTTCCGATCAAGATTTTAAGGATCTTGAAAAAGATGCTGAAGAAAGTAAGACTTTGATTCGAACCGATTTTGTCAAAAAGCCACAAAAGCCGGAATGGTGTGAAATTGTGATTTCGGGCCAAAACTTTACCTGCTATGTTGTTAAATCTCAACGAAGATCATCATGAGCACCACCATCCGCCTCACCCCCTCAGCTTCACTACCCACAGGTTTTGAAAGCAAAGCCACGTTCAACAACGCAACAAAGAGCCTGGACAATGGCCCTATTTACGTGGCACCAACCCTAATTGCACCAAAATCGTTCATTCTT